GAGTTGTTCAAACGACCGCTCGAAGTTGTCGTTCTTCAGAAACTTCTTAGTCTCTTCGTCTAGCCCTTTGTGCGCGGAGGCTAAGATTTCTTTGACATCAAACGGCGGCTCACCTAAGAATTCTTTGAACTCGTCGAAAGAATATATGTGCAGCTCGTCGCTAAGAACTTTCGTATGTTGTGGGGTTTCAGCGGAGTAATTGACGGAATCGATCCATCGCATACAGCGGGCGGCGTCTGTGGAGTTTGCATTTGGGTCGAAGTCGATGTGCTTTCTGCACAGGTCTCGGAAAAGTTTGGCGTATGGGATGAACTCATGTTTCGGGATCTGCGTATCAAAGACCCAATAAGCATGAATACCAACTCCTGAATCCACGCGGAACGGTTCTGGTAACTCTGCTTCTTGTATCAATCTATCTAGCGCGGCGATGGCTTCTTCTTTTGTCGCGTACCCCATCTTCGCTTTGACAGCAGCGGGGCCGACATCGATGTCGAGGAATACCGTCTTCAGAAAAGCGCAGGTCTCGGCATCTCGCTTCGGGCCGGGGAAGATGCCCATCGCAACGTAGATATTATATTTCTCCGCCTTCTTCAGTTGTTCAACTTTGTCGTACGCCTCCTCTAGTGATTCCACCCAATGATGTTTCCATGCGTATGGGCTTGGCTTGTGTGGCGCATCCGGATCGCGCATTGTCGAGTCCGCTGCACCGATGCAGTACATGCCTCCTTCCATGACTGGAAGAGCTTTCTCATAAAATTGTTTTAGCATCTGTTGTCAGGGTCAAAAAAGGCGAGACTCGCTCGCCTATGAAGATCGTAGATGGTGGGGGCCACCTACTCTTGCTTGCTTTGCATACCTAGCTCTTCAAGGTATGCCTTTGCTCCTTTCTTGTTATCGACCGGCAACCTACCGGCATCGAGATCTTTCTGAACCCGTGCGGTCAGAGACTCCACCATCAACATATTCTTGAAGCGAAGTTTCTCCCCTCGGAACCATGTGTAGACTGTCATGCGTGACACACCAAGAAACTGTGCCACGAAAGCAGCGGGCAGATTAGCTTTGATACATAGCCTTGCTAGATCAATACCCGCGCTCTCGCGTTCTGTCTTGGTCACGTAGTCTACGAACTCTTGACTATATGACCTCGACATATCAGCTCTTCTTGGACCACTTCTTGATGACTTCACTCGTCTCAGCGGTCTTGGTCTCGTTGAGTCCCGCGCTCTCGCGCAGCACAGGTTGCGCCCGTGTGGCTTCACCTGTGGCCTCGTCCGCCTTATAGACCGTCATCTTGATCGCGCTCTCTGCTGCCGGGGTCTTCGCTTGGTTAGCGAGCACGGCGAGATCTTCGTCCGGTACAACTCCGGCCACACTGAACATCACCTTTGGAGTTGGCGATTTAGTATCAAACGCCATGCGGGTGATCACGCGCCCCGCTGCGACGTTGTGTGCTGCGAGATACATGATGTACGGACGGAACGGATAGCGACCGTTGTCTTCCTCACCGAACACAGAAGTAGCCGGAAGCGTCAGGTGCATCACATCGCCCGACGGATCATTGGGGAGAACCACTGCTGTACGCCAAGACAAACGGCACGCCGCGCTGTTGTTCCGCCCCGAGCCTTTGATTGACTTCGGGCAGTTTGAGCACTTGTCGGACATCGGACTCGGGACTTCCGCATCCGGGGTATCGGAATCAGTAGACCAGCAAGTCGGGCTGATCCGCTCGCCTTCCACGTAGTCTTGCTCGTAGTACGTACGCGCGGGCTTGTGCGCCATCTTGACGAAGATGATGTTCATGTGACGGTCTTCGATCGCGCCGACCTCTTTACCGCCAACATACTTGCGGAAGACACCGCCCTTGATCGAGATACGCTTCGTGCCCCCACGATTACCACCTGCAATAGCGGCGGTATCTTCATCAAGCCCGGTTTGAACGAGTGCGGGGTTGTTAGCGATGAGGGTTGCGAGTTCATTAGCCATGATTGACTTTCCTTACTTGGTGGGTTTACGAACAACTACGCCATACTCACGCATGACGTTTACTCCGGGAGGCAGACCGTCTTTCTCTAGCCGACCTTCCATGAATTCCTTGAAGTTACTTTGGTGAATGCGACGCTCCAGCAATTCAATCGCGCCGTGTTCAAGAACAAAGTTTCTGAAGTTCGGCCAATCGTTGCAGTAGAACCTCTCGTTCAACTTGCGCACGACCGTGCCATAACCTGTGCGGATGCTACTTGCGTTGATCTCGTTACACTTGTTGAGCAGCAGTCCCTCAATAGTGTTCATATCGTTCGACAGCGCGGCGTCATCAAGCTCGTACTTCTCTTTCAGTTGCTGACGTGCCTCGCGGATGTTCATGTATGCCTTGACCAGATCCTCAAAGCCAAGATCACTTTCCATGCTTACTTCAGCGGTCTCACTCATTCTCTAACTCCTGTTTGTACAAATCGACTAACTGACTATGCAGATCCACTTTGTTGCGTAGCATTGTGTACATCTGTCTCTCGATCGCAGACCCTTGCAGGTGTACGACGGTCATCTTGTTCTGTTGACCGACACGATCGATCCGCGCTATGCATTGCAGATATGTCTCCACACTTGTTACGGGGGACCAGAAGACAACGGTATCAGCGGCAGTCAGTGTTACACCGTGCGAAGCCGCCTGAGGTTGAATAACAAGTACACGTGGGTCAGTTTGCTTTTGGAATCGACTGATGATGTCTGCTCGATTACGAGCGGTTACATCTCCGCTTATGATTTCATTGGTCACTCCTTTACTAGTTAAAAATTTGCTGACGAGTTCGATCGTGTGACGGAACGGTACAAAGACGATGACCTTGTGCTCAGTCTCTTCCAGTACCTCAAGCAGTGTGTCGAGCCTTGGGCCGATGTCGAACTCAACGATGTCGTTACCCTCTGCATACACTGCGCCGCCTGAAATCTGTAACAGCTTGCTGACCTTCGCGGCAGCGTTGACCGCTGTGATCTGTACGCCCGCAGTCTCGACGAGCATTTGGTCCTTGATCAGTTTGTAGTACCTCGCAACCTGCGCAGTCAGTGCGACATGGCGCGTCTGATATGTCACGCTAGGTAGATCAAGGCATTGTGATTTTTCAAACCTGATCGCGGGCTGTAGAGCTTGGTACACGAGCTTGCGGGAGTTCGCTTTGGGGAGCCAGCGGAAGCGCGAGACTTGATACATCACTTGCTCTTTCCACGTAGTCTTCCACTTCGGTACGTTGCCGGGGCAGATGAGCTTGGCAAGGCCAAAGGCGTCCTCAGGAGACTGTGACGCTGGTGTGCCGGTCAACATCCACAAGCGCGTAGAGGGGGTAAGCAAGCGACTCAAGGTCTTCCACCGTTTAGTTGAAGTGTTCTTATACGCATTTGCTTCGTCGATGACTATTAGGTCAAACCCTGATGCCTTGATATCGTCCTCGACCGTGCCCACCCCGTCGTAGTTGATCACGACGAACTCATACTCTCCTCTAATAACTTTCTGACGCTTCTTCGTGTCACCGTGCGCTACGGCCGCAGTCCTATGCATTGCCGTCTTGAAGATATCGTCTTGCCATGCGGAGTACATGATCGACAGCGGGCAGATGATCAGCACACGTCTAATCTGCTTTTCTTGCATCAGATAATCCGCTGCCCAGACTACGGAGGAGGTCTTGCCTGTACCCGCTTCGTTGAAGCAGAAAGCACGATCGCGCATAGACAGGAACGCAGCAGTGACGCGCTGATGTTTGAAGGGCTTGTAGAGCCCCGGCCACTTGTAGTCGCGTTCGATTGGTGAGGGTATGTCGGCATACAGCCTTGCGAGACGTTGCATCTCGTTGATACCCCAGTAGACCAACAGCTCAGAGTGCTGTGTATTACTTTGCAAAACTTCACATCGCTCGATGTGATTTTTAATTGACGGTACATCACCGGTCGGTACAACGATACGCAACGCGGTGTTATCAATGACTTCCATGACGATCCTTTACGTGTTGTACTGACCCCTTACGGGGGTTAGTCGGCTAATTCAGCGAAGAGGAGTCCCGCTAATTAGCTGGCGCGGTTTTGAAGCCTTCCCCAGTCGCCCACTCACGCCTAACAGCGACGCCCTGCAACTGCTCATTTCATCGAACCGTCAGAGTTGCGACGGAACGATCGGTTCTTACTGGGCGATTCAAGTTTGTATCCATCAGCGTTCGTGCCACCCTTGCTCAAGGCTTTGACGTGCGCCACGTCCTTGCCTTTTCGGTTAACACCTTTCTTGTCGAGCGTCCGCCTTGCACGTTGGCGTTCCATGCGGTCTTCATGCTCGCCGCGCTCGACCTGTTGCTGATACTCTTTTTTATACGGTCTCGGTTTGTTCTTGTACGGCATTTCTATCCCTCGCTTGCGTCAGCGCCTCTTCTTGCTGCTGCATATGTCGGATGATTACGCTAAGAGCCCGCACTTCCACAATCATGTTCAGTGCTGTAGTACGAGCGGCTAAGAAATCATTCCGGAGAAGTTCCTGCTCAATTGCTTTTATGAACGCGCGGATCTTGATGAGCGGCAGTGCATGATCAATTACTTCTTCCATATTCATCCTCGGTGGTATTCGCATGTGTCCACTGGGCACCAGCCACACAGCGGGGTTTGGTTAGGGTTCCACACATTACTCGTGTAAGAACCACGTAAGCGATCGAGATCGGGCGCAAAGTATTTTTCCCACATTGACGACACCATGTCGCGGGTGTACTCCTCGGTCACAAAGCTAGCGTGGGCTACGAACAGTAGCCCAGCCTTGATGCTCTGAAGCTCGGGGAAATGCGCGAATGCCATGATAGCCATCAACTTCAACTGATTTGGATCCGGGTACTTGTTACTGCCAGTCTTGTAGTCAATGACAAACCCACTGTCGCCGTCGATGACCACCAAGTCCGCAATCCCACGTACCCAGTAATCCTTGCCATAACTACACGGGGACATGTTTCGGTCAAGCGCCATCTTGAATTCACAAAACTTCTCGCCGGGGATCTCACGGACCGCATCAAGCATTGGTTTGTAAATTTCATAGTTCTTCTTTAGGGGTTTACCCTCACGCACATAATCTTCTATGGCTGAGTGAACTTCTGTGCCATACCGCATTTGTGGCGTGACACGTTTAGTAAACCGCTTGAGAACCTTGACCTCGTGATACTGCCGAGGGCAATTGATGTAGTCCTTGAGCGAAGAGTATGACCAAGTGAAGTCGGTGGCTGACATAGATCCTCTATGGGTTACGGTCGGAAACTTCTCCCGTCGTACCACGCGACCACAAGAACTCAGTCCGTGGCTTTGCGCCACGCAGTAACAGTTCTGCCTTTGAATACCGTGTGTTGGTATGTCTTGGATAACCGGGACCGACGAAGATTGAGCTGTTTCGGTAGTGTGGGACGTAGGTGATACCTTTTAGATCGTAGACAATTTGTTCGTGCGTTTCAGCTTTTTCATTCTGCTTCATGATTGACATAACGACTTCCTTTGACTATATCGGGTTGGTTCAGCATTGTCCATACGCTTGCGCGTACTTTGCTTCGCATGTGATGGGCAGACCTTCCGCCCAATTTGGTGGTGTAGACATACATTCAGTGATGTAGTCCACGGCTTCATCGATCTTGTCTTTGTGAACGACAGCGACGATCGAGTCATGCACAGTACAGGCCACCTTGTATCGCTCGGCGACCTTGAGCATCTGTGTAGCCACGATGATCCGGGCAAGGGCTTGCACCACGTTCTCGACGATCACTCCGCCCCAGATCGAGACCGGGCCTTTTCGAGATTTATACGTAAACTTACCCTGTTCCAGCGTGATGTTCGGGTAACGGATATGAAGTCCGTTAGGCAAGCGTATGCCCTCTTTCGTGATGATCAGGCTCCCGCGCCGGTCAAAGTAGTAGTCGCCCCCGCCGTGGAACATGCTTCGGATGGCGTCGTCCCCGTCCTGCCATAGTTGGGGGATCATCTCATTGGCATCGCGGTAGATCTTTACTATGTCTTGGCACTCGTCGATAGTCATGTTCTTGTTGACTGGCTGCGCCGTGGCGAGCGTGTGCTGTAGCTTTGCTGCGCCTGTGCCGTACCCGAGTCCGAGGATGCAGGTCTTGCCAACGAACCGCTCGACGGGATCCGCCTTGGAGATCGGGCGTCCGTAAATCTTCGACGCGAAGATCGAGTAGACATCCTCACCCTTAGCAAACTGCTGCACCACGTCGTCTTGACCAGCTAGCCATGCAAGCACCCGCGCCTCGATCTGTGATGAGTCGGCGTTGATGATGTAATGATCTTCTGGTGCAACCAGCGCGTTCTTGAGTGCCTTCTTCTTTGGGTCGCGGCTCGGCAGGTTCTGGAGGTTGATCTTGTCCTGCCCCGCCCATCGACCTGTGTGTGCACCGTAGTATTTCAGTGGGACCGGTAGATGCCCCCGGTTGCGGAACCCTATATCGAGGAACCGCTTGATCCGTGACTCCTCCATCGTGGACTTCGTGCCGAGACGCACAGCGCATAGATGTTGGATGAATGTGTCCTCATGCTCTTGCAGCGCGATAAAACCCTCGTCCGTTTTAGCTAGCGCGAAGGTCGGCTTGCCAGTGGTGGGGCTAACCTTCATAGGCGGGTCAACCCCGAAGCTGTCTAGGACAGACGCGAACTGCTTGTTGCTGGCTAGTTTCTTACGTACCTCTTCTTCGCTCTCGCATTTGAGCTGTGTCATCAGCCCACGCAGCAACTCGTTGCGCTCCTCTTTTACTTGCTCTAATCGGCCATTCAGTAGCGCGTCGTCGAGCTTAAGGACCGGCTCCGTGTACATCCGCAGCGTGAGATCGATGAGCTTGAGTTCGGACTCGTCGAAATTTTTGGCGAGCTTTATGAACAGGTCATACGTGAGCTGCACGTCGTTTATGCAGTAGTTTGCGTACGTCTGTAATTCTTCCGGGGTAAAGTCAACGAAGCGTTTGCCTTTCGCGTTGATGACCTCATCGCCTTTCTTGCCAAGTTGATACCTCTCAGCTAATGATGCCAGTGACCCCCCGGCATCTACACCATGCAATGCGCGAGCCATGCTCAACGTATCAAGGTATCCGGCGGGTACGATCTTAAACAGCCATGCCAAGATCGCGCCATCGAACAGCGTGTTGTGGCACAGAAGCAGACTGCGGTCCCACGGTAGTTCTTTCAGTCGTTCGGCAACCTGTGGCCCCGGCACCCAGAAGGGTGGGTCGTCGTTGCGTTTGATACCAACCATGATGACGTGGAAGCGTGGATCACGGAGATATTCCTCTGTCGTCTGCTTCTTGAAGCCGGTCTCGTCATCGTAGAAAGTCTCGAAGTCAAGTGTGATCAGGTCAGTTACCACGGGGGGCTCCCGGTTTCATTGAGCATGGATTGAAAGTCTTTCTTGCGCTTCGCACGTTCTTTCTCTGTTGTTGGGGGTGGGTTAGCTGCACTGTGCTTGGGTAAGACCGCAGGGAACGGCCATTGAAGCGCAGGGGGTTTACTTTTCGTTGCCATCGCGGATCCTGTCTAGGAAGATGTCTAACGCAATATGCAACTCTTTGCGGAACAGTGCGGCCATCGTGATCGTCTCTTTCTGTGTCTTGCTGTAATACCGCACTGTGACTTCGTTTGTGTTGTTCAGCAATTGGGGGAAACCCCCATTCGCCTTCAAGATGAACTCATCGTCCTTGGTTGTGAGTTGGTAGAGCGGTAAAGGTTCATACTTGGTTTCAGTCATGATTTTCTCAGTTAGGCTCCTGACAGTTGTCAGGGGGGTAGTTAGCGTTCAAGTTTGCCGTTGGGGTCAGCGGGTTCAACTTCGCCTAGATTTTCCACAGGGATCTCATACGTAGACCAATCGTGTCCGCAGTCATTGCAGACACGCCACCTCCATTTCCAGTTGTAGCGGGTATCTTTGCGGGTCTCTTTGGTCTTGGAAGTCCATGAGCCACACTGCATACACATGCTCATGTGACCACCCATACATAGCCGGTGGCGCCGTCTGCGGTTACTGAATCGCTCGGTTCACAGCCCTCCAGAGCGTATCCAATAGAAATTACTCTGGTGCCGGGTTGCATACGCGACAAGGCTGGCTGTAAACGTCGGTTTAGCTCTGGGCGTAGATTCATGAAGATGACTGTAGCTTGCGTAAAATCTTCTTGAAGTATGTCGCCGTTGATAATGGTCACGCGATCGGAGACTCCTGCGCGTTCGACATTTCGCCTAGCAAGCGCTGCCATGTCGGGATTAAATTCGATACCGACTGCTCGTGCATTATGGTCACGTGCGGCTGCAATGACGGCGTAGCCATCCCCCGCACCCAGATCAAATAGAAGATCGTTCTCATTGACTTTGGCGATCTCTAATGTCTGTGCGATCAGCTTGCTCGGCGTCGGCACCCATATGACATCTTTACCGGGCTGCGCCAAGCGTGGTTTGTAAATCTCGTCGCCACGAGAAATAAATTCTTTGCTCATGTGTTTCTCCTTTTCAGCTTTGCCTCGATAGCCTCAAGAGTTGAGGCGCTAATCCAATAAAACTCGTTCACTTCCTCATCCGTCAGCCCGACCCACTCACGTTTCACAACCTCTACCGGATCTTTGTCTACTCTGTCGTCGTAGCAGGAACATCCTCGTTCCCAGCATTCTTTGCTAACCAGCATGATTCTTTTCCTTTAGCTTTGCATCGACCATATAAACCAACGCCTGCCAGTTGGTTCTATCGCCGAAAGTCGCTCGATTAACCAGCGCACGCGCTTCGTCGTCCGTCAGTTCGACCCATTCTCGCGGTGCGGTATAAAGCGGTTGCCAATACTTCCCAATCATGTCTTCGCTGGGATCGGTGGTGAAATGCGTCTTGTATTTTTCCTCATGAAACCACGCCACAGGTTTCTGATTCATGTTGTGATCCCCACTCATGATGCGTACCCATCCTTAATAACCTTCGCCTTCGCCTCTTCAATCGCACCGATCAGACTCAGCCTGTCTTGCTGCATAGATGTCTTAATCATGAATTGATTCTGGGCTTTCCAGAACAACAACACGACCACCGTGTCCGGGTTCTCGTCCATCGCCTCTTGCAAAACCTCGTGTGCAGACTCTTTGTATTGGTTGGGGATGTCTACAGGTTTGATGTTCGCCATGTCACATACCCCCAATTCGGTAGCCTGCAAGAAAACACATCATTCCAATTAAAGTGATTGTTGCCCAGTGAAGTTCAACCATGATTTTTCTCCTTTAGCTTTGCTTCGATTAGCCGAATGTCATCCCACCCGACCGTCGATGTTTCAGGCCACATCTCAATGATGTCCTTATTCGTCAGCCCGACCCATTGGCGCGGTGCTGCGTAAAGCGGCACTGTATGCGGTGGGTCTGGCTCCATTACAAAGCAGTCAGGCCAGCCGTGAATTCTTTCATCAACGTAGGCAACGGGTTTCTGCATGATGGCAGGGGGTGTGGCGTAGAGCGGTCGCACGTTAAAACCGTTTTCCCGTGCGATGTCATCCTGAGATTGCGTAACCCAGTCCCGGATTACCTCGTCTCGGTTGTCTGCCATAAAGTCAAACATCCACGCTACCGGCTTCGCAGCCTGCTCGATAGCATTACGAAGAGCGGTAACTGTTTTGGTAAACGGAGTGTCCGGCACCATCCACAGCGCGGCGCTTTTGTTTGTGGATTCAATAAACTCCAATGCCATCTTCATTGCCTCGATGCTCATAGCCAACTCCATGCAAGGACATACGCTCGTCCACGTTCCCGCACATCAATCTGCCTGTCCCTTACCTTCAACCGTTTCGCGTAGTACCGCGCGCGACCAAGATACGGGGTGACGATAAAGTTGCTGTAGCCGAACGAAAACTTGCGGGCCTTGTAGAGCATGACGCAATACCGGCGGCGTCTCATTTCTTCCTCCACAAAAACCGCAACGTCATACCATCAACAAAGTTTTTCTTGAACCTTGTCTCAGGTGCCCAGATAACATAGCCAAGCACGATACCAACTGTGTAGCCGATGAAGAAGTAAGCGGTCATTTCTCCAGCTCCTTCAGTATCTTTCTCGCTTTATTCGCTGCTCGCTCTGCATCCTTTGACCAGATAGCACCAAAGTCCACAGCTTCCAGCGCACGAAGAATCTTCACTAGTTCGTCAATCTTCGCCCACAGTGCAAGCTCACGCTCTGCGCTCATGCCAAGTAGGCGGGCTTGTTCCTGTAACTCGTCGAGTAGTTCTTTGCGGGTCATACTTCCCCCTTCAAAACTCTGGCTGCATGCAGGTATTGTTTGTATTGCTCTCCCGATCGCTCATACAAGCGTTCTAAGATTAGAATGCACTCATCGAGCTTGTATTCCATGCCCATCTTGTACTGCTGGTCCAACCGCTTCTCGGCCTCGTCAAGCTGGCGGTACAGATCTTTGATCCGGGCTTGCAGAGGTTCTGCGATCGCAGCGGCGAATTCTTCTAGTCCGACATCGTTGAACTCTGCTGTATTGCCGTCCCAATAGCCCCATCTTTGCGCAAGTTTGATGAGCTCGACGTTTATTGGATGTTTCATTTCTTCGTCTCCACAATCTCTACTTCAGTCCATGCAGCGAGATGCACAACCTCGCCGTCGTCTGTCTTGCAATAGCTGTACATCCCATCGATGTGGTGGAAGTCGAGTTCCAAGTCCTCGACCTTGATCCGGGTGTTGCGGGGTACGTCGTAGAGTTTCATGGCTTACTCCTCATGGTGCGACAGGCCGGAGTCGAACCGGCACGCCCAAGGGCGGCGGATTTTAAGTCCGCCACGTCTACCTATTCCGTCACTGTCGCTGTCCGTCGTTAGCGGATTGTATTGGTGAGAAGACGGTCAGCCACGAGCTGTGCGTAGCCAGCGATGTCCGTCCACGAGTCGGCATAGTTGGGATTGCCGTTGACGATGCGCCCGATCTTGTGCGCGATCATCTCCAACGCTTCTTGCTGATCCGCTTCCAGAGTCACAGCGTTTGCATTGGCGTGGTCAATCATCAGCGCCTTCAGCTTCTGCGTGATGTACGCATGACCGACGAACGAGCCGTACTGTTTGCCTCGCTCAGTGAGGATCTTGGTGATCGAATTAGTCTCCTGACGCTTGTCAGGAGGCAATTTAGGCAGGTTGAGCGGCAACGAAAGTTGTACTGGATCAGCCTTAACTTTCTTTACCTTCTTCGTTTTCTTGGATACCTTGATGGTCGGGCGAATACCTTTCGCAACCTCCAAGACCAGACCCGCACGATGGCGCGTACCTGAACCAAGATGTTTATGTACGTCATCGATCGTCGCGTTTGGGTTATCCACAAGCAACGCTTTGACTTTAGCTACTGCAATACTTGGGCGAGGCATGATTAAACTCCTTGAAAGAACTCACGATTAGTTTTGAACAGATAGTCATCACGGTACTCGGTCGGGGGAACCCAACCGTACATGCGCCATGTTTTCTGTACGTCGGTTACAGATCGCCACTTCGCATAGATGCGGTCAGCACCATGCTCGGTGGTATTTGTTTTTGCTGGATCTTGCATAGCACTTCCTCAAGTTGTGGAAGGTTGGTCTCACTGATGATCATGCTGTAGCCACCATTGGCTACGATTTGTTTCAGATGATGTATCTGTAATAGCGTGGGCTCTCCTTTCCCGGCTTTGCATTCGATACCGATAAACTTACCGTCAAGCAATACAAGTATGTCTGGGACACCACTTGACCCGTAGCCCCCCGTCACCGGCTTGACGCAGTAACAGTTGAACTTGGCTAAGATCTTATCGACCTTAGCCTTTACCTTTCCTTCTGGGGTTTGCGCCATGCTACTTGGCAATGAAAGCGTGTGCGGGCGAGAACGGCCCTACGCTTGTACGGAAATAATGCAGGATCTCTAGATCATCGTTGTAGCGATCCATCACCGGCAGCGCCCCACGGGCATACTTGGCGTGTGCAGTCTCATGCTCATAAGCGACACGCATCATGGCGAGGGTTGCGCCGATGTCAGGCATGACCTCTGCGATAACGGCGGACGGCACACGTCGAGAAGAATGGATCGTGAGCTTGTGGTCAGCGTACGGACCTTTCTCAGTGGTAACTTCAGCCACAACAATCTGATCCAGAGAATCTACTGCGAGCACCGTACACTGCTTGAATTTCTCTCGTTCTGCCCTGACAGCATCTTGATAGATCGTGTGTTTCCGGTAGTGGTTCAGGTGATCATTAAACCTGTCATCGGAAATGGTAAGTGCATATGGATGCGGATTCTGACCTTGTTTCACTACGTTGATGAACTCTAGCAGTGACAGCATGTCTTCAGGCGTGAGTGACTTGATCTCCCCCTCGCTTGGTTTCGATACATTCGGTGGGGTTATGTATGAATATCCGCCGGTGTATGCGCCTTCTGCGAATTTGCGAAACCAGTGACTTGCTGATGCGTGGTCGCAAGCGGATGTTTTCTTTAGCGCGGCGATCAGATACGGCAAACGCTCGCTACGAAACGTATGCTTGTCCTCAGAATCAGAGCCACGTGACTTCGAGATGTATGGGCTATAAAAGTGATAGATCACTTTTTGCTCATTGTTATCGTTCACGGTACGACTGCAATACGCGCGGCCCACGGAGAAACCATCGGGCGTACACAAATAGAATAGACCGTCTAGCGTTGAACTATGAATTGACAGATTGAAACGAACACATAGCTCGGCCACGAAGATCTGAAGCTCGGGCCACAGTTTCAGAGTCTCAGGGTCATGCTTGAGTTCCCCCGCGCAATGAGGGTGGGCAAAACGGGTGACGGACAAGATGGACGGATTGGTCATGTTCATGGCATTAACTCCTCGAATTTACCTGACGGCATTTGACGTTTGATATAACTGTATGTCATCGCATCCATGATGGAGATCGCAATATCATGCAAGCTGCTCGTCCTCAGAGTATTGATGTCGTTACTCTTGGAGCCAACTCGCACGACGTTGGCTAAGAACGGCAGAATGTATGAACGATGCGTCAACTTGGCTACCGATGTCATATGTGGCATGGCACAAAACAACTGAATGATGCAAGACTCAAGCGGGGACTTCTCTAGTAGATTGAATGCATACTCCTCTCGGTCTGACTGCGACAAGTCAAGAAAGTTCGCCGAATGCTGGCCGAACACCTCGATGATCAGATCAGCAATCTCTTCCTCACTTGGTATGGTTTTAATGAATGCGTGTGCAGCCATCATGTGATTCTTGTAGTGCTGTCGATGTCTGCGGTACTCACGTCTGTACTCTCCTATCGGTGTGGTATTACCATCCAAGATAGATAAAGATGAAGCTGACAATGATGCATCCCACACAGACATAACCGATGATTCGGTCATCTGATTCTTCTTTGCGCGTTTCTTCTCGTTGTTCGTAGCCATTCATTTATTTCTCCATGCGAACAGAACGCCCACCAGCGGGCGGGGTGAAGTGACGATTCTCTGTAACAAGCCACAGCGTCGGGATCGTTATCGTCCACTGTGGTGAATTCTCCACGTACCCGTCAGTGAACACGACGACGCACTCGGCAGGGATCTTGTTCTTCCCAATGTAGTCAGCGACACAACTGACCCGTGTACCCCCACCCCCCTCGGGCTTGAGGAGCGTACGGATCTGATGGTATTGCTCGGGTAGAAATTTCTGCTCCGAGTGGACCTTTGTGTCCCACCACAGCACACGCACAGTCTCGGGCTCGCACATCTCGCATATCGACGCAAGCTCTGTTGCCATCTCGTTGAGTTGCTTCTGACCGATTGAACCTGATGTGTCGATGGCGACGACGATCTCGCCCACTGTCTCGTTCATTACGCTAGGAATGTATAGATCATTAGCGAGCAAGCGACGGTTGTACCGACGCCATGTGTACTCATCCTTGCCTTTGGTGTGTGAGGATACAAACTCACGCAGCACGTCTTGCCACGACACCGCAGACTCAAGTGCCTCGGTGATCGCACGTGGCATCTTTGCGCCGAGCCTACCAGCGAGGATACCGCCTTGCCGCAGTGCGTCTTCGATCTGCTTGGATTGTTTCTTCACTGCCTCAGCATCCATCGACTGCGCACGCTCGATGTCATGCTCGTCGGCGTTGGTCAGGTCATGCGTCTGACCATTGACTGTGATCTCGTTCTTCTCTGACTGATTAGAGTCCTGACGGCTGTCAGGAGACTGATTACCCTCGCTATCTCCTTGACCACTGGGCTTGGGGTTGCCGCTCCCCTCGCTGTTCTTCGGCTGGCAGTGCTGCTTGAGATACGCGAATACCTCGGGGAAAGACCAATCGTTGAACATCGGGTCGAACACACCACCAGCGGGTAACCTGAGCAATGGTTCTTCTGTGCCTTGCAACTTCACACGGATGTTGCAGATGATCCCGTTCACAACGAAGTCCGCTGCGATATTCGCTAGCTGACGTGACTCCTCGAACAAGTGCTTGCCGCGCAGCAACTGATTGAGTGCGACGTGCAGGTTCTCGTGCAGCACCAGCGCACGTACCTCTGGGTCACTTAGCGTGGCGAGGAACTGCGCACAGTAACGCTTGTTCAAACCATCAGTGTAGGCAGTGAAGTTACCCTCGATCACCTCGTTCTTACCCATGAGTAAGACACCACTGTACAGCGCGGTACTTGGCTGGCGCATTAGCGCGATGTGCGCTTTCTTGATACGCATCGACTGCTCTTCGACTATGGACATAACGTCTTGCATGACTGACTCCTACGTTGGGACTACATTTTCACTACAAAAACACAACTTGACTATTAGGGGAAACGCTAATGTCTCCCCCGAGCCTCAGGCATTACAGCAACACGTGATTCTTGATGCACCAATTCTTGATGGCCTCGTTGCGACGTGCGAGTTTGGAAGCGCGGGGTGTGCGTACCATCTGTGTAAAGAAGATCGATTGGACCTCGGCTGACGGCACACGATTGACCCACACCATAAACTTCTCTAGATCATCGTGATTGTCGAGCGTATCCACCGCCTGCAACATGATCATCAACTG